GTCTTGAAATTCTTTTCGATAACCCTTTTTCAAACCCTGTTCACGTCTAAGAAGTCGTGTGGTAGGAGAAGAGTTAAATTCAATTAATCTCTGAGAATTATTTTTCTTAACATAATCTAATTCCCCTGTACTATATTTTTCTTTTAGAGTTTTACTTATTTTAGCTTTAGTTTCATTTGAAATAAGTCTACCCTTACATGATTCTGATAAACGTTTTATTCGCTTTGCTCTTTTAATCGGGTCATTCCATTCTCGTTTAATTAAGTCTCCATGCATTTTATGGTGTTCATAATAATCCATCCATGTCAAGTTGCAAGGTTCGTTATTATATTTATTAAAGTCTTTATGATGAACTGTATTAAATTCTTCATTAGTCTTTTTTACCTCATTAGCGATTAAACGATGTGTAAATTCATATTTACCAGACATAGGGTTATACACCTTTTCGTATCTATCAAAAAGTTTTTTAGATTTTTTATCTATTTTCCGATAGAAAGGCATTACACTTTCACCCACAATAACTTCATCGGCTCTCTTTTTAGAACCGTCACGCATTATAAGTTCGTGTTCACCAGCTAAATCTAAATACGTATCATCATCTAATGTTATACGATATAATTTATCTGCAGTGTAGTTTTTACCACACCAAACAACTTTTCCTGGTACAATTTTGTGAGTGTCATCTTGTACAGAATATACAAAATTTTCTTTACCATTTTCATACTCTTTTGCAAGATTCTCTATTGTTATAGTACGTCCATCCAACAAAGGAATTGGTGTATCTTTATGAACTGGGAGAATATTCTTCCTCAAATCCACTTGACCTGTCATTGGGTCAATAATAGGTGTTCTCTTAAAGTTATTAGCAATTTCCTCAACATAAGCAGGTACATCAGCATCGTCAATAGCACCAACAAATATCTTATATACACGTCTTTCAATAGAGCGTTCCAGGCGATAAATAAGCATCATGTCTTCCATTAAACTAAGCATACGCCAATGTCTACGAGCTGAATTTAAATAAGAAACACCATAAGGAAGATACATTGAGTTAGTCAATAATCTAAAGTGTGCTATCTGCCAATCCCTAAACGGTACTTGTGATTGACTATCGTCCAACCATACAAATTTCGTGGACATGTCGGTATTAGTAGTTGTATTATTTGCTGCAACAGTAGAATATCCTGTTGAATAAGGATTTGTTATTCCATTTTCAATTCTTTCTACATTAAATACTGGCAATCTCTTCCAACCTTTAACACCTAACTTATGGTCAATATCAAGCATCATGAAATCATTTCCATACTTACACATACCACGAATAACCATCTGCGCTGTCAATTGAAGATTAAGTCTATTTGTAAATAAATCTTCTAATATACTTTTTATTCTATCAGATTTAGAATATACATTTACAATATTACCAGTATCAGATGGCAAACAACTCTCTTCAGAAACAATATCTAATGCAGCACCAACTTCAGGAAATGAATCCATTAAATCTGCATCACGATACATGAGTTTAACATTGTTAAGTCCAGCAAAAGCTGAAACACCTAAATCAACATTAGCTTTAACCCATCTATTCTCAAGATATTTATTTTGTTGTAATTCAAGTTTTACCTTATCATAGTTATCTTTATCAGCCGTTTTATATATAACATTATCTCCAGACATATCATAATTATTGACATGTCTTGCCATTGTATCATTACTATTCCAGTTGCCTGTTATAGCTTTATCTAATTGCTGGAAAACAGTTAATTTTTTAGCCATACATTTTTAATAAAATATAAACATTATTAATTATTTATCAAGAGAATAAAATTTAAACTAAGCCACTAAAAACCCACATAAAATTTCCCCCTATTCGTTTATTTGATGATTTAGGAAGAGAAGAATTATTCATAATAGGTAATCCAGATTTGGGTGTTACTGGTTTACTATATCTCATTGCAGGTCTACTAAATTGTGAATTATTAGACATCATGTAAGCATTTAATATTGCTTTATCCTTACGCTTAGACGCTTCTATTTTGCTTAGCGAATACTGCATAACAAATAGTGCCATTGCCAAACATGTAATGGTATCATCATGCGCACCGTCCATGTGGTCCATACGTCCATTTTCGCCTTTAAAAATCCACGTATCAAGTTCATTAATAACACGTGCAGAACGTATCTTAAATTCATTATTTCTTACAAGTCCAGCAAAATTAGATAATACTGGGTATCTATTCCCTTGAAAATGAAAACCAGGTAATCTATCTACATATCTACTTTCCGCATTTGATAAATTCTGCATTGTATACGTTTTTTGAGAAGCATCATCATAATGCAAATTCTTATACCCCAAATTTATCATAGTTAATATTGCAGCATCACCCTGACCTCCAGTACAATCTACTACGACGTAAGCATCGTTATATTGTTTTGCATAATAAACCGCCATGGAACCAATATCATCACCTAATTTTTTTCCAACGTACTCCATAACTTGTTCTATGATTGGTTGTCCATTTTTATCTCTACCATCCATATCAATGACTTCTATAGCGGTTCTATCGGCTGATACACCTCTTGACGGGTCTATTCCTAATATATATCTATGACCAGGAATAGGAGGCTTCCAGTACCAAGTATCGTCTACCATTGGGTCTTTTAAGTCAGGTAATGGGTCTCTAACATTTAAAGTATTCTGTTGTTCAATAAATTCACTTGCTACTACGTTATCTGCAGAACCAAGGAAAGATACATCAAGCTCTTGAGCTATCTTCATAGAGTCATTATTGAATGACTGACACATAGTCTCATACCACGGAGATGTAGGTTTCCAACCTTCTTGCTCTAATTTTCTCCACCTTTCTTCATTATACTCTACAGTTCCTTTATCATCTAAGGTTTGCTCTACAATCCATTTTTTATCACCAGTTTCTGGGTCTTTCTTATACCATTTTAAGAATCTATTATAACGTAAATCTTGATACCACTTAAATTCTACAGCGTTATAATTATTCTCATGACTTAAAGCCTGCCTATAGGTATTATAATACAACTCATCCTTACCATTTGGTGTTGATACCATTATTATCTTAGATTTATCACCATAAGATGAAGTAGCAGCAACAGCTGATGAATAAACGGCTGGACCATTTTCTATAAAGGCAGCCTCGTCAAAAATTAAGATAGATACAGCTGAAATACCACGTGCTGCATTCTCTCCAGAAGACCTTGCATATACCGAGCACCCGTTAACTAATTGAAGTTCAGATTTACTATTTTTGGTAAATATATCTTTTTTGTTTTTCTCAGATTTAGGGTCTGGAGAATAAAATTCATCACCCCAATACCATCTTGGTACCTGTAAAAGAAACTCTCTAATCTTAGTAACAAGCTGATTTGCAAGGTCTAATTTATTACCAATACACAGTATTGTTTCTGGTTTTTCACTATCAGCAAGTGCTATTTGAGCACATATCCAAGCTGACGAAACAGTAGTAATACCTGCCTGTCTATGTTTAATAGCAATAGATGCTTTATGGTCTGCTAAACTATGAAGAAATGCCTTCTGTCGTGGAAACAATAAGAATTGAGATTTTTTTCCAACATTTGCATTAAACGTTGATAAATATTTCTCAATAAAATATATTCTCGATTTGTCTACATAACTCTTTGCGTATTCTTCTGCTATTACTTGATAATCTAACATTAATAAATTATAATAATTTTAAATATTCATTCAAATCTCTCTTATTAAATCGAACCGCATTTTTCCTCATTTCTATAAGTTTTCCGTTTCTTTTATAAGATGAGTTTTCCAATGAAACGTTACCAGTTGTTCCTTTAGGTGTGACAACTGTATTAAGTTGAGATGTTTTACTATTATATGCTACTATTTTAGCATCTTTCTTAGATGGGTCTTTTGCAGCATCTGTCACTTGTTTAATTGCTTCGGCTTTATTGGAAACATCTACATTTATCTGCTGCCCCTCTCCCGTATTAGTATTTTGTTGTCCATCAACTTGATTAGGTTGAAAACTTACATTATTTACGTTATGGTTTTGATTAAGAGTAGTAGCAGCATTATTAATTGCATCTGTAGGTGTTTTAACATTATTACCAATAGAAGCGGAAACTGCATCTGTATTCGTTACCTCTCTCAATTTAAGCTGTTTCTTATTGTAGCTTATACCTTCTTTCAATTGACCATTTATCTTAGTATAAATTCTCATATTAATACAAACTTTAATATAAATATTAATTGATTTAAATAAAAAAAGAGAGAAGAAATACACCTTCTCTCTTTCAGACCTAACTACCTAAGCTAAATTGTTTGAACTAATTAATATATTGATTCAAAATTTCGGTAATAATATTTTTAATCATTTTCTTTGACTCCATTCGTAAATTATCTTCATCATCTTTATCATTTTTAGAATCTAATTCACCGTCTTCATCATCATCTTCATCAGACTTTTTATCGTTGTTAGTCATCTTCTCAGACCACTTATCAACATCTTTATCACCAACGTTACTATTCTTCCCCACTGCTGGTGCTATCATACCCATGACATAATCAACTGTTTCTTCAGAAGCGTCTGGTAAAATATAGCTTAATTCTCCTGCAGCTTTTTGAGCCTTGTTGTCAACTCCATTAACATTCTCATCCGAGCTGTCATCATTACCATCAGAAGGGTTTTCATTATTCATATCATTTGGAATAGAGTCGCTACCCATTCCCATATTCATGTTATTTAGCTCTTCAGGCTGAGGTTGTACTGGAGGAGTGGGTGGTACCATTATATTATCCACATTACCTCCAGGAACTCTCAATTTTGTAGGTCTACTTTCTATTAGATTTTTTTTTTAACATGCGCAGATTTCTGCGAATTGATTCAGCTATTGATTTATTAACTTTCTCAGTATCTAATTCAAATGGCGCACCATTACCAATATTTGTACCAAAAGGTGTATTGTTACGTGCACTTTCATCACTCATGTCGTAATAACCATCAAACTCCTGGTGATTGTGAGTAGGAACAGTCATAGGCTGCTTTCTATATGCAGGGTGTTTACCAAACTCATCTAATGCATTTAATGCATTTTGTGGTACACGATTTTTATTACTAAATGGTTTCATACCATCTTCATTCATAGCACGTTTAGCTTTTCTAAACGCTCTTGATTCATAAATCTTATAACCTCTATTACGTCTTGATTCGGTAGCTAACTTATCGTCCTCATCAAACTCGTCCTCGTCATTCTCAAACTCATCATCGTCGTCTGAATCATCATCTGAATATAAGTCATCATCATCCTCAAACTCATCGGTATCTACATCATTAGTATCAATACCCAACTTATTAGCTATCTGTTCAAGGGTGTCTTCTATATTTTCAACACGTGATTCTAAATCATCTTCATCAAACTCGTCCTCGTCATCATCTAAGTCCTCGTCATTCTCAAACTCATCATCTTCGTCTGAATCATCATCATCTAAATCACTTCCAAATTCTTCTTCATCGTCACCCTCATCTTCTGGTGAATCTTCCAAACCTTCTTCTGGTTTATCTAACTCTGTATCATCATCTACAGGTTCTTCCAAATCTTCTTTAGGTTCAAAATATGTTTCATCTTCATCTGACATATCGTCATCAACATCTTCGTTTACCTTACCACTCTTATCAAATGGCGCACCGTCACCGATTTTGTTTGAACCTACTGTTGGGTTGTTCTGATTTTCTTCTTCAGAATGCATAGAAGTACCCTCTTCTACAGGCTCCTCATCGAATGGTGCAGAATCTCCAACCTCGGTGCCATGGGTTTTATCCATATAGGTATCAGCCATATTACCCTTAGCATCTTGACCTGTCTGGTGCCAGCCTAACACCTCTGCTGACTCCTTAACAGGTTTGTAGTCATTAGCCTCTTTGGCTTTGCCTGTTGAGTGCTTTGATTGACGGAATGATTTCTTTGGATTAGCATCTTTAAGATTTTCATAGCCTTCGATATCTGCTGATTTAGCAGGGTCTTCACACTTACATTCTTTAGAACCACAGACACCACAAGTTTTATCATCTTCAGTAAACATAACTTGAGGTTTTGATTCATTAATACGAGCAGCATTATTCATAATCTGACGCTCTCTCAAAATCTCATTTCGCATTTTATCAGTTGCTTCTACTGTAAGACTTTCTTTCTTATCAGGATTCCAAGACTCAATCACAATATTTTTACCGTTAGCATACGCTTCACGAAGAGACATCATCTTTAAATCGAAATTCTTCTGAGCTGATGCAAAACTTGAATATTCATAATCTTTTCTATTTTTAAAGCCACCAATATAATTAAAATCTTCTTTTACAAGATTCTTCTTATTTGCTGCTTTTTCAA